TTGCGTAATGTACTGCTGCCTTTTTCGCGGCTATACTTAGCTGCATTTGAGCGCATTCTGGCGCCGGCCACACGGCGATCTCCACCGGGGTTTTTCCGAGAACCCTTGGGGTGATATACTTTTCCCTTAGCACCGGGGGTGAGTCGGGGTTCATTACGGGAACCGGGCGGTACTGCCAAAAGGGTTTCTTCCTCTCCTCCTGCTTCTGCACCACCTAACTCTTCTCCGCCGGCGTCACCAGCGGGCATCTCTTCTCCTCCAAGATCACCGCCTAGATCACCACCAAGGTCGCCGCCTAGATCGCCACCAAGGTCGGCGCCCATTCCACCGCCTCCTGCGCCGGCTGCTGCAGCAGCTTCCGCAACTTGTTGAAGGGCTGCGTCATGTTTGCGGTCATAATACATTTCTCGCTGGTTGCGCGCAAATTCTTCATGAGACATCCCAAAGATGTTCTCGGTAACCCATCGTCGAGAGAAGAAGCCTTCTGTGGCTGCGCCGGCAATATCAAACTTACTCTTCCAGAATTCAATCTCTTGAAGTTCCGCAATCCGAGAAGGATTATTGAGCGTTAAGGTAAAGCTTAATAGATCGTCGCCTCTGAAGCCTAGGGTGTAGAGGTGAATAATTCCAATCTTTGTGAGTTCCGCAATGATGACTCGCTGCAATCTCTGAATGGTTCGGGCAAATCGGATATCCTTTTGTGCCAGGGTGCTCTTGTCTTCTTCTGCTCCCTCTCCCATTGTCAGATAAGACTGCGGGATTTTAAGAGCCGAGAAAAGCTTATCACGTAAATACTTGATATCATCAATCGCTGTAATATTTGATGCGCCGGCCAATGAAACGATATCGGTCGCAGACCCAGCCCGAATAGGAATAAAGTAATCTTCTTCAATGGACATGGGATTATAGCGCAAGTCAACGCGGCCGGTTGCAGGATCAATAACCTGATGGCGCTTAAGGTTTGTCACCACCTTTTCCATATATTGTTCCACTTCGTTTGGAGGCACGGCGCCTACATCAATCTTAAACACGCGGCGTTCAGATGAGCGGATAACTCGGTATGCCATCATGGCATCTTCCATCAACGTTAGCTGGCGCCAGATGCGACGAGAGGCTTCCAAAATTGAAGTACCATACGGAGCATACTTATCATTTCCTAAGACCCGGAAATGAGCAATCTGCCAGTTCTCGAAAGTCATACCAGCAGAGTTCCACTGGTATTGAATGTAGTTGGGGTTAGTGGAGTCCTGTCCTTCTAGGCGCTCAACTTCCTGTGACGGGAGAGCAATGACGGATTGGACTCCGTATTTATCATCAATGTCCAAGTAAAGAAAAAAGTCTCCATACTTGCACATGGTGCGGGCCCAACCAAAAAGGTTATACTTGAGATTCAAAATACTATCAAAGAGAACATTAAGGACTGCCGCGATTTCTTCGTTCGGGCACTTAACATTTAACATCGGACGCAACTCCGAATAGGTCGTCATTTCATCTGCATAGATATCTAACGTGGATGCAATCTCCGGCATGTATTCCATTTGATCAAAATCTACATAACGCTCTGAGCGTCGTTGATTAGAGATAGCGTTGACAGCAATATTATCAAGAGGGCTATAAAGAGTTTTCTTAAACTGTTGTCCCGAGGCGGACTTAAAGCGTGAAGAAAATCGATCCAGATGTTGACGTCGGATGCGTCGACCGGACTGCGAGCGATAACTAACAATAGGACCCGAAAAGAGCCTTGTTAATGCTTTAAATAATCCTGACTGACTATTCGCGGGGTTGTTTTTGGGAGGGGTACGTGCCATTTAGTTTCTCACTTAATAATCCATTTGTATTGTTCGTAAAGTTGTTGTGCGTCTGTCATCTTAGCATCCAACGCGTTGTCTTTTTCATAGCCATGCTGGCCAGACACTCGGGTATTCATCGTTGTCCTACTTGTAATAATTGCATCGACAAATGCTCGTTGATAATTTAAATCGCGGGCGCTGGCTTGGATAGCAGTATCGCGCACCCAACATGCAATAGCTAAGGCCATGATTAAATCATCATTATATCCTTTCATTGCTTGGGGCTTACCGTTTTTCCAAATAAAAGTTTTCATTTCATTAACTGTCCGAGATGAGTACACTTTAATTAGTTTATTTCTTATAAACTCTTCCAATTTTGCAACTATTAGTGGTCGTGTCTTCATTGTGGTTGAAAACCCGGGGACCGCTGACGTATGAGCTTCTGCTTGGTATTGTTCGATATATTCATGTGTAGACTTTACTGAATAATATAAGTTAGGATAACCGTATTCTATGAGTTTGTCAAGTACTGTATAGCCAATATTATTATTTTCTACTACTAACATGGCATTTCCAAACTCTCGACCAACTTGATTTAACATATTAGCAAATAAATCTGGCGTGATCTTTCCTTGATATTCTCCAATGATTTCAAGTGTTTCTAGTTTTAGTATATGAAAGGCAGAAAAATCGGCGCCATCTCCACGAGACACATCGACTACCAATAAATAATTACAGGTAGGATCAAACTCTTCCCAAATCCAAAAGTTACGATCAAAGCCAGTGCGATGCTTTGGTTCTTTAATAGTAGAGAATAACCACTCCATACAATCTGGATCTATAACTGTCTCCCCCGAAGTATTGAAATTGCACTCAAGTTCCTGCGCAATTTGGCGCCGGGACATATTTTTAGTTTCTTTCTGATACCATACTTCGTCTCGATCAGGGTGCACCTGCCAGGGGAGTGTAGTAAGATTAAAGTTGTTGGAGGCAGCCTCAGCATCTACACAGGTTTTATGAAACCAGTTTCCTACCCCGTTGGGGGTTGACAAGGCAATACACCGTCCACCTGTGGATAGTGTAGGATACAGACCAGTCCATAGTTCTTCTAGTCCTTCGATGTGAGCGGCCTCATCTAATACCAAAAGCGACAAGGCTTCCGAACGACCGGCATCGCCAGAAGTGGAAGCTGCTTTAATGGACGAACCGTTAGACAGTTCAAAAGAAGTGCGGTTGTCTACGCTAATGGTGGCAATCTTTAGCCATGCCGGTACGTTGCGCATGATGCCTTTAACTTTCTTTACAAGGTTACCCGCTGTGGCAAACTTAGTGGCCATTACAAGAATGGCTTTGTCTCGATGAAAAAGCATCATCCAGACAACATAGCCGGCAGTAACAGTAGAAATACCCAACTGCCGAGCTTTTAAAATCACATTAAAGCGATAATCGTTAAAGCTATTGAGTAGCTCATCTTGAAAATCGTATGTATCAAACAGAATTAGACCATGCATCGGATGAGAGATGCGCGCATAGGTCTTCAGAAAGTAAGAAGGGTCTTTACCGCACTTTAAGATCTCGCCGACTTGCTGTTTTTTGTCTAGTTGAAAGCTCATTCATCATCTTCAAGTTCTACTTCGACTTCCTCTTCATCGTGTTCCTCATCGCCGGGTCCAGAAACATCTGCCTTCAAGTCCACCCCCGCAGCGCTGGCTAAGTCATGGATAGCCTTCATGGCTAGCATGGCATGACCTTCAACATCGTCAGAGGCAGGCTCTTCGGCGCCGTGTTCATAATCGTGCTCTCCTGGGTGGGTGTGTGATTCGTCACCCTTGTGTCCGGTATAGTCTTCCTCTCCAGGGCGAGTTCGGGACTTTTCGTCCTTACCCATTCCCCAGTCTTTATCATGGCCTTCAGTAGTTGCGTGAGCAACCTCCTCCATAATAATCTCTTTGAGACGTGCAATAGAAATTTTCATGATTCTTTCTTCCTTGTATCATTCTTCGGGCGCTTTCCCCAGCCCCCTTGATTTAAAAACTTTTCCCAACTGCGCTCGGCTGGAACCTCAGAACCGGTTTCTAGGTTCATTTCCTCACTCAGTCCACCAATTTTATAGTGCTTTTTGGCGACCACCCAGCTACGGACACGCGAAGAGTTTTCGACTCGAATATCGATTTCTCCTTCTGCTGTCAACGTAACAGAGTTTCCTGTAATCTTCTTGTATTCTTTCTTGATCCATCCCGCAATATCCTCAAGGCGCTGGTCGGTATCTCCTTCAAAACCAGAAGCATAAACTTCCTTTAATTGAATCTCGGATTGATAAGCCAGACACATCATGTCGCCATAAAACTTCACATTAAAGCCGTCCATGACTCGTTGATCAATAAGGGCATCGCCCTCTTCCCTACGAAGGATTCCAGGCTTGTCGGGTTCATAATCCTCTCCCAGCGCGCCGTCATATGAGTTTGCGGCTGCTTGTGCTAGTCCTTGTATGATTTCATAAATTGTTGCCATTATCCCTGTTCTCCTTGCATCATCTGTGCAACCAAACTATTAATAGAGGCGCCCTTGGGTCCAAAAACCTCCTCTAGGCCGGCCTTTCTGACTGCTGCAGGAACTTGAGGGCTCAATAAAACTTGTTTAAGCATGTCTACGTACTCACCAACATCCATCCGAGCGCCAGTTGTAGCTGCCGTGGCTACCTTCTTGGCCCGGGCAGTCTGTTGCGGCTGAGCTTCTTGTCCTGTCTCCGGAGCCAGTTCTTCTAAAATTATCTTTTTTAAATCACTTTTGGTTATTTTCATTATTTGGTCTCCAACCTTTTTCCCATCTTTCCTCTCTGCCTTCCACATATTGAATGTAACAGTTGTAGCAACATTCATATTTTAGAAAGCAAACGTCGTCTGCTGTTTTTTTCATGGAAGAAGAACACACCATACAACGTTGTAAAGAATCTCTATTAAATAGTTTCTTTGATACCTTTATACCATTTACATCTATTTTCTCTTCCCACTTCTTGTGTTCGCTGTTTTTCTTATAAAGCTCTCGCATTTGATCGAGGTATTCTTTTTCTTTGTCCTCGTCCCAATTTGCACGAGGATTTTGAATAGCCTCGTCTCCATATTTCTTGGCAATCGCTTGTTCAATTGCTGCAATTTTATTGAGATCTTTATTCTTCATTGAACAATCTATAGGATCCATATGTTGCGGCGACACCAACTGCGACACCTCCAACGGCCCACATCCAATTATTGCGGGGAGATTGCTTTAATAAGGATCTTTGAAGATGATCAATCTCTTCATCTTTCTGGAAAATGAGAAGACTCATTTCTTCGTGCAATGCATTATATTGAATCTCCCAATTGCGAAGCTCTAACTCATAGCTTGCAGCTTCAACTGAAAGCTCATATTCAATTCGTGCTTGGCATGCGAGGTTGGCCGTTGATTGGCGCGCCAAGATTTCAGACAATGCCGGAACATCGAATAGCACACCTTCAAAGGGTGCGCACTGTTGGTGTCCGAGAAAGGTGAACTGACCTGCGTCGGCTGCTTGAGCAGGGCTGCCCAACGTTAATAATAGACTAAGGAACATAATCAAATCCGTACATAAACATTATTGTCTCAGATAGTTCCTCTGGGTCTTCAGAGAATTGTCTTCCGAATTCTTCTCTGCGACTCTCGATCACTTCTAGTAACTCATCCTGGCTCTCTTGATAATCCCGCTCTACTTGATCTAAGGTATCCTTATAGACCTGGAGTGAGTTCTCCATGTCTGCCAT